AGCACCTATTCCTACATTTCCCCCAAAATAACTGTTAGCCGTACCTGCGGTATATACCGCCCATCCTGTGTTATTTGATGTTTCCACACTCCTCCAATCCGCTGCCGCCGTCAATGTAGGGTTTACGTACAGACCCCGTGTTATTCCGTTTGCCCCGCCCGTTTGGTTAATGGTGCCTTCTAATTGCAACATTCTAAATGTACCAGTACCACTTGTTGGAGCATATCCATGGCTTAATAATAGCGTTCCATTTTCTCCAGATGCATTAACTGTTGTGTTGTTATTAAAGCACGTTATTGACAACCCGTAACCAATGGCTGTATTGCCAGCAAATCTTAACCTCATTAATTGACCGGCAGTTATAAATGCCCCTGTATTGTCGGTGGAATAAATTCTATTTTCAGCAGTTCCAAGTCGTATGCTGGTTTCAAATAATCCTGTTCCCTGTACTTGTAATTTTGCAATACTTGAACCCACAGAACCAATTGTAATATTGCCGTCGTCATATATTCTTAACAACTCACTCGGCGTACTATTCTGCACAAGTAGCGCAGTAGTAGCGGAGGTAGTGCCTGAGCCGCGAAGAAGTGTTGGGCCGTATACTTGTAGACGTTGGCCAGCATCTACAATTGAGTTAATCATTACATTTCCAGAGCCATTAATTGCAATTTTTGGCGTTGATGTATCGGATACATAAATCTGATATTGTCTGGATGCATTATTTATGCCGCCTTCAAATTTAAACGCAGTTCTACCAAAAAAATCAGGATTGACAAGTGTATTGGTGTACAGTTCCCACGATGCAATATTTTGATTTGCGTTTGAATTCCTTATCTCATATCTTGCAAAAACACCTTGTAATTGTGACTGTGTATACGTATTCAACGGCGTATTCGTCCCTATACCCAGTCTACCATTCGTATTATCCCAAAACAAATTACTACTCCCAGTCACCGCACTCGTTCCGTTGAAGTACGCTACTTGTCCTGCTGTTCCTGTTCCTGTTACTGGATTGGTTAACGCACTCTGATACTGCGGGATGTTCAACGTGCTACCTACTAACGTAGCCGCTCCGCTAGTTCCTGTGGTGGTGAGGGATACTGTATCTTGTTTTGTTGCCCACTTAGATGCGTTATTAAACGTCATAGGTGTTATAAACCTATTATTATTTAATCCGGCATCTACTTCAGCTTGACTAGCGTTGTAAGGTATATCTGTATAAATCCAGTTTACCCCATTTGAGTAATATAATCCATTTGAGTAATATGTTCCTCCTACAGACCCTGGTAACCAAGCAGTTCCTTGTGAATTCTCTACCCAATAGAATTCCCCATTTGCAGTATTTGCTGCGGGTAAATTTGAATACGTACTAACTACTTCAATAGAAGTACCGGCAGTAAATGGAAGTTGTTCTTCAGGTACAACACCATTTACTAAATCAGCTTTAGAATCCAACTCAGTGCTTATATTACACAGTTTTGAATTTATGTAGCTGAATTTTTTTTGTAATTCTTGTTTTTCAGAAGTAGTTAACATACTTGTATTTTATTAAGTATTTGGTTCTATTGATTTTTCAGAACTTTCTTTACTTACTTTTTTAACTGGCTCATTTTCTTTTTTAGCTTCCATTTCTTTTTCTTCTTCTTTACTTATAAGATTTGTAATACCTTGAAGTTTTACATTAACATCTGCTAAGTTAGCATTTAATTGTTCTCTTAAATAAAAAAGATTTGCGGCTTCTACCTTTAACTCATTGATTTTTGACATAAATTTAATATTTAATTTTTTTATTATTTATAGGTATTGTTATAATCGCGCAACCAACAGACGAACCCCACATTGTAAAATAAGCGTCCATCGGATCTGGGTTTGTGTCTATCAATTCTTTTATTATACCAGCAGCAAATCCTGCAAACAATCCGTATAGTTCAGGATTTTTATACCCTTTCTTATCGGCAAAGGCTGTAACTCCTGTAGACACAATATATCCTGCACTAAAATGCAGAAGTTTGTCTTGGGGTATTTGCGGTATTTGCGAATATAAATTTAAAGAGAAAAATAATAGTAGTAATGTTTTCATTTTTTATTTTGGTCTTATAGCTTTCAAACTTCTTATGGAAGCATCTTTAATCCAAGATTGAACACCCTTCTTTTCAGTTAACTCAAGAAATTCTTTTTTGGCTAGTTGCGTTCTTCCTATGTGATAGTTAGAGACTGCTTTTTGGAATAGAAATTCATTTGATATATCATCCTCAGTTTTATTGTCATACATAAGAGGTGAAAAATTATGCATCATTGCCAGACCTATGTTGCAAACATAATTACACTCGTTCCACTCTCTTGTTTGCTCATATACTTTGCTGAGTAATAAATAAGACTGTGCTATATTTGGCTGGTTTGAAATTGCATGCATTATACAAGATTTCGTTGAAAAATGCCTTCCGCCAAGTTTATTAAGACACTCTGCCGCCCTTAGTAATGACTCTGATATTAGATTCTTTTTATTATATATATCTTGATCAACTCCAAATTCTGCCGCTCTTAAATAATGCGATAGTCCGGAGGCAAGTTGATTTTCTTTTTCGTACTCCAAACCTAAATTAAAATTGGCCATTAGGTCATAAGGATTTTGTACAAATTCTACTAACCTATCTTTTAATGACTTATTCATTTAAACTTTTTTTAAAACCCCAAATTCTTTTTTCTTACAAAACTTAAATCATAAGTTGTATATGATTGATATAAACTTTCATTTTGAAAAGGAGTTTTTGTAGGTAAATATCCCCTCCATAATTCCCCCCATTTTTTGTCCATATATTCAACTGAATTCAAATAAGAACAGTTGTGTAGTTTATCTTTAAGAGACTCATCAGATCTCCATGTTTGAGACCCAGATTGCTCGTAAGATGAAAATCCATGCTTGTAGTTAATCCCTAAAGTTGCGCATGGAATATTTAGATTTATCAATCTCATTATGTAGTCAAAATCTTCAGTGTATGCGGGATATAAATTTTCATCAAATAACCCACACATTTCCACTACCCAATCTTTTATCAAAAATAAATCCCATTTTCCAAACCCATCCTCATTAGATTCTGCATGAATCACACCAAAATTTTCTTTTGATTTTTCATACATATTCTCTAATAACCCTTTGGAAAATTCTACATCGTGGTTTACTATTAACCAGGATCCTGACATCATAGTAGACTTTATTATTAAGTTCCATGCGCCTGAGCAACCTATATTACCTGGCATATGGCAAACTTTTATTTCGTTGATAAAGTCGTTTTTAATTAATGTTATATTATTTAACTCTTCATCTATTTGACCCCTCCCATTATTATTTATTATAATAAACTTATCTACCGGGTAGTCAATTGATTTTATTAACCTATACACCCAATAAGGAGTGTTTACAACAGCAGTTCCTATTATAGGAATCATATGCTATTTCTTTTTAATACTGTTAGGCCATTGTTATTTGTATAGTGTTTATAGAATGACCATTCTTTATTCTCTATAGTAAATTCTATTATCCCAGGCAATATACCCAAAGGGTTATCTATAACATCTGTAAGTATATCTTCTTTACTTCCGCTATATCTTTCCCCAATAACTCCATAAGTATGTGTATCGTGGAATACTAAATACTTACTAACTTTATTATGATGTCTTTCTAATTCTTTTTTAATTTGTGGATAACAGTGCCAAGTATCTATAAAAAGCATATCTGTCTCCTCTATATCTACCTCTGTAGAGTCCCCCTTTATATACTGCACGTCCTTTCCGTTTGACTTTGCTATTACAAATAAAGGTGATACTGACTTATCTATATATAGATCGTAAGATCTTAAAGATACGCCAGAATGAAGAAATGCAGTTGTGCTTTTACCATCCCTAACACCCATCTCAGTTACATGCCCGCACTCTTTTGCTAAATTGTAAAGAGTGGGTAAATGCTCATTTATATCTGAACTAGTATCACAAAGTTTTTTGTACTCTTCTGAAAATAACTCTTTACTTTTTGGTAGCAAGTAATTCTCAACACTACTTAAAGAAAATAACTCATGTGGTAAATTACTTATGTCGTATTTCTCTAAAATAAAATTTTTATCTCCACTTGGTGGTATCTCTCCTTCCTCTGGGGTCTTTAAAAGAACATCAAAAGAATTTGAATATTTGGACTTCTCTAAAAAAGAGAGAGTGTCATCAAAATGTGTGAATGACGCAGCTTTTATTCTTCTTTTATTATAATCCCCCATCCATGAAAAATGCCACCCTAAGTCTAAACAAATATTACCGTTATGGTAATAATTAGTTAAAACAAATGGATGATTTATGTTTGATCGTATTTGAGTTGGGGTAGCCGCCTCTAATTGAGATCTTGTACACATAAATAAACTATCCCACCATTTAGGTTCTTTAGTCTCTTTACTTACAACTCTTAAATCAGCCCGTCCTTCTAAATGAACAAGCGGAAATTTTATAATAAATTCAGGATACTTTTTTACTTCTTCTGCGTAAAAAGAAATTATATCTGGTTTTATTATCTCATCGGAATCGCTAACTATAAAAACATCATCGTAAGAAAAAGATTTTAAAATACCAACTATGGCATCTTTTTGCATCCTCTCCCTAGTTCTAGCCATTACTGACTTATTGTTAGTATAGTTCCCTTCGTATGAATTAAGACTATCAATATCTTGTATATCTAAATCTTTATCATCGGGTATATCTAATTCAATAACAATAATTTTTTCATCCGGCAGGTATAGTTCTTTTATCCTGTCTCTAAGTTTTCTTTTTATAGGTAAGCCACTTTGAGTCTTATTAGATTCAGTGATTATAAAGTAATCAACGTGGTTTTTTAACATATTTATCCTTAACTCTAATAACTCTTTCCCAGTTTCATCAAAGTAAGGAAAACAATCAATTATTTTGTAGTTTCTTCTATTCCCCATTCTTGTAGATTATTTAATAAACCATCTACAAAATCATTATTAGTTTTTAGTAAAAATGCTGAATTATCCTGAAAACCAAATGTTATGTAGACTTCTCCTTTTTTTATCCCTAATTTTTCGTTGTCGTTATCAATTAATGATAACCCTGTTGCAAATTCTATATGTCCTGTCATAAAGTTGAAATAATCACTACATTTTTCAACTTCAAAATCTTTATTTAAGTATAGAAATCTATGATAGTAAAAAGCGTCTTTATTTCCTAACTCACTTTTAAAAAGCGAAACTTCATGGGATACTGTTAAATACCCTTGACCCCATTTTACTATATTAGACCCTCCTCTTAAATCTCTCTGAAAATTATATTTTTTATCAGAAAGAAATACTTGGTCGCATTTGAAAAAACCGTTTTCCATTTTAGTAGACAAATCTACTTTAACTATTTCTATTGGATTAGACCATTTTAAAAAATGGAACGGCTTATCATTTAAAGGCACCCAATTTTTCTCACAATAAGAATCTCCGCTATTTGGAGTATCTAACCTATATCTTTCAACCTCTTTATAATGGTCTACGTCTTTTATAACTTTTGACATTTCCATTCTTCCCTGCCCATTTGTTGTTGTGTCTCGCCTAACTCCGCACATCCAAATATCATCATTCCAAACAACAACCCTAGCATCTTCTAATCCAACAAATTCCCATAAAGGTTTTACATCTAACAAAGATGTGTCTACTTTAGACACAGATATTTCTTCTTTATTTATTTCCCCGAAGTAATTTACTGTAGTTAATGTTTGATCGTTTTCTGGGTGTAAATAAGACAATGGACCCCATCTACTTTGAAAGTTCTGCTTGTTTTCACTGTGGTAAAGTGAATACTGCACATGCCTTATATTTAAGTAAAAATTATCCTTATGTAAGAAAATAGACGGGTTTAATAATCCTGTTTTATACTGAGAATTAACTAGCAAAGGAGTTATGTCTCCGCCCTTTTCTAAAGCTATTTTTGTTAAATTGTTTATCATTTATTTATAAATATGAAATACAATTTATAAACAAATTTAAAAGAAAAAGGTTCAAAAAAACATCATAATTTTTTGTTATTATTATAATGTTTTTGCGTATGTAAACAAATCGTCTAGTTGTCTTTGTGTTAGCCCAAGTTGTTCCGCAAATGAATTAACTACTGGGTGTGTTCTTGCTACAAAAGCGCCATCTCTCCACTCTATTTCAGTTATCTTTCTTTGATATTCATCAGTTATTTGCTGAATCATATTTTCTATTTGCGTACTTTCTATATTAAGTTGGGCAAATAAAGCAAGATTAAGTTGTCTTTTTGAAATTTCTAACGGTATTGCCGCTATTCTCTCTTCTTCTAACTCCTCTGGAGTTTTTACTATTGTTTGATAAGATTGTGTTATATAAGTGCTAAATTCCTCCCAAGTAATAACTAACTTTTCATTAGTTGGAATTTCTGGAATATTTGTATTTTGTACGACTTCTTTATACCCGCCTTCAATTGCGTATTGAGACGCATCTCCTAATATCCAATTTGGCTGAACAAAATATTCTAAATTATTATTTACTATCTTAGCGTAATTCATATTTAACTTGTTTGTTCTTCAATTGCTATACATCTAAATTGAGTAGTTGAAGAGCTTATTGTTTTGGATGCCCATGTTGCTCCAAAATCTTTAGAATAAAAAAATCTTCCATTTGTAACAGTAGATACAACTACCATATATCTCCCAGAAGACGATACGTTTACTGATAACCCATACACGTTTTCTGACATTGTTCTTTTAGTCCAATTAGCTCCTGAGTTATTACTAACATAAACATCAGCATTTAGACCCCCAACAATTAAATGTTTTCCATCTTTAGAGCATTTAATAAATTGAGCATGATTACTAGTTATTGCAGAATCAACAACAACTGAAGTCCAACTTGAACCATTATTATCAGAATAATAAACTAATTTATTTGCTACGTTTGCGTACCGGGCCGCCCAAATTCTACTACCATCTCCAGTCATACAACATCCATACCATCCAGTTGCTGGCATAGTTACAGTAGATAAAGTACTCATACTATTCGTAGATATACTTCCTTGAGCGTATGCCGTACTTGTAGGAGACATAAATACTTTTGACCCATCTGAAGAACAGCAAACACTACCACATACATTATTAGCAGATTTTGTGCTCCAAGTACCCCCTTGATTATATGTATAATACATAGTAGCCGGGGCGGATGAATTAGCAAATATAATAAACTGACCGTCATCTGATATTGCGGAACCCACACAAAATCCGACAGATGTTGGGTGAGATGTAAATGTAGAACCCCCATTTGTTGAATAATAACCAAGTCTTACACTAGACGCAGAGTTCATAGTAACTGCTACTACATTAGGGTTATTTCTAGCTATTACAGAAGTTAAAGGGGTACCTGACGCAAGAGGTAATGCAGTCCCATTACTATCTAAGCTGCCTGATAAATTTATATTAATTCTAGGTATAAAAGTAGTTGTAGATATTGCAACTACTCTTACACTTTTATTTATTGGAAAAAATAATTTTTCAGAAAAATAAGGCATAATTATACATTTTTAACCGCAGTGCCATATATTTCCCAAGTAGGAGTTCCGCTTACTTGGACATATTCATAAACTATAGTCCAAGTCTCATTTGTACTTATTGAAGGAGTTTGCCCCCTCCAAACAATTCCTCCTGGTTGGGTTAATGTGGGAACACTTGCACCTGTCTTAAATATAAAAATATATTCATTTACATATCCAGTTGACTGAGTTGCTAATCCTATTGTAAACGAGTTAGCATTTGTTAACTGGGTTCTCATGTATGTCTCATTAGATCTAGCTAATGTTAAGGTGGTTCCATTTGTTGGGGCATCTACTAAAGATGCGGTATATTCACCGCCACCTCCCCCAGAAGAACCTTGAATGCCTTGAATTCCTTGTAAACTTTGTATACCTTGAATACCTTGTATTCCTGTTGTACCTTGTGGACCTTCATTGGCTAAATGTACAACTTCTATATAAGCATTATCCCAGCTACCGTCTGCTCCTGTACTCGATCTGCCTTGTAGGGTTATATAATCATTAGCAGCTAAACTAATTATATATTGACCTGAAACTTCATTCAGAGCAGTAGTGGAAGTATGTGAGTATCTTATAGAATCAGTTACAGCCGTGCCATTTTTTGCTAGCCTAGCATATAAATAAACATTATCTGTAGCCTTACTCCATCTTAAAGTATACTGAACTAAAAAGTTACCAGTTATATTAGCTGTGAATCTGGCATTATTTGTTATAAATCCTGTTGGATCATGTGAGACTCTCCCTCCAGATACAATAGAATCTGTATTAAAAGCTATATCTGTGTAATCTCCGCCTAAAGCTTGAGATGTATTATGTGAAGAAGAAACTAATGAAAGGTCTTTTATTGTTCCTTGACAACATGGGCCCTGTATTCCTTGCGTACCGTTGCCTCCTTGAAGCCCTTGTATACCTTGCGGACCAATTGGTCCCTGTATTCCTTGAATACCCTGAGAGCCATTTGATCCCTGTAATCCTTGTGATCCATTTGATCCTTGAGTGCCTTGAGGGCCTTGTAATCCTGTTAATCCAAAAATACCTTGAGTTCCTTGTGGCCCCTGTAATCCAGTTGTTCCTTGAGCTCCATCTGTACCTTGTAAACCTCTTTGACCAACTCCACCTTGTAAACCCTGCGTACCTTGAGATCCAGTACTACCTTGTAAACCTTGGGCCCCAGTAAAACCTTGAGCACCTTGAGTACCTTGTGAGCCAGTAGGTCCAGTATTACCAGTTGTTCCTTGGTTGCCTTGAATTCCTTGCAACCCTTGAACTCCTATTGATCCCTGTAACCCTTGCAATCCTTGGAGACCTGTAAAGCCTTGAAGACCTTGCAATCCGTTTAGACCCTGTATTCCTTGCAACCCTTGAGCCCCTATTGACCCCTGAATTCCTTGAATTCCCTGTAAACCATTATTTCCTTGTACTCCTTGTACTCCTTGTAATCCTTGTAATCCTTGCAGACCTTGAATACCATTACTTCCTTGAATCCCTTGTATTCCCTGCCTTCCTTGTATACCCTGTATACCCTGCGGACCTTCATTACCTATTACTCCAAAAGCTCCTTGAATACCCTGTATACCCTGTATGCCTAAATCACCTTGTATCCCTTGGATGCCTTGTGAACTTGCGGAACCAGCTAAACCTTGAAACCCAAGCAAGCCTTGAGTTCCTTGAATGCCTTGAGCTCCATTAAATCCTTGTAGACCTTGGACTCCTTGAAAACCATTTAAACCTTGTAATCCCTGGGTACCTTGATTACCTATAAATCCTTGTAATCCTTGTAATCCTACACTACCTTGTAAACCTTGAGTACCTTGTGAACCTTGAGTACCTTGTGAACCTTGAGACCCTTGTAAACCAGTTAATCCAGTAGTACCGATAGTTCCTTGAAATCCCTGAGTACCTTGATTACCTATAAATCCTTGTAAACCCTGAGTTCCATTAGAACCTTGTAATCCGGTACTTCCTTGAATACCTTGAGTTCCAGTAAAGCCTTGAGTTCCATTAGAACCCTGCAATCCTGTGTTTCCTTGAATACCTTGAATACCCTGTATTCCTTGAGTTCCATTAGAACCCTGCAAACCAGTTGTACCCTGTCTACCTTGTAACCCTTGTAAACCTTGAGTACCTGTTGCTCCTTGCAAACCAGTTGTACCCTGTCTACCTTGTAACCCTTGTAAACCTTGTAAACCTTGAGTACCTGTTGCTCCTTGGCTTCCAGTAATCCCTTGTAATCCTATATTTCCTTGTAAACCTTGAATACCTTGAATACCTTGAATACCTTGAGTTCCATTAGAACCTTGTAATCCAGTAGAGCCCTGAGATCCTGCGCTACCTTGAGTTCCATTAGAACCTTGTAATCCTGTTGCGCCTTGAGATCCAGTTAATCCTTGTAAACCTTGAACTCCTTGAATTCCTGTAAAACCTTGAATACCAAAAAAACCTTGAATTCCCTGTCCAATTAATCCCTGTAACCCTTGGATCCCTTGTATGCCTAAATCACCTTGTATCCCTTGGATGCCTTGTGAACTTGCGGAACCAGCTAAACCTTGAAACCCAAGCAAGCCTTGAGTGCCTTGAGTACCATTATCTCCTTGAACTCCCTGAATCCCTTGAGACCCATTAGTACCTTGATTTCCAAAAATACCTTGAGTGCCTTGAATTCCTATTGAACCTTGAGAGCCCTGAATTCCCTGCACACCTTGAGTACCTTCATTTCCTTGGATTCCTTGAGTCCCTTGGAAACCTTGAGTTCCTATAGACCCTTGTAATCCTACTGAACCTTGGTTGCCTTGTAAACCTTGTACTCCTTGTAATCCATTAGAACCCTGTAATCCTTGGCTTCCGTTTGCGCCTTGGGATCCTTGTAACCCACTATTTCCAGAAGCCCCTTGTGTTCCTTGCACACCTTGGTTTCCTTGAATTCCTTGGGAACCTCTTAAACCTTGTGCCCCTTGAACACCTTGCAAACCCTGTATTCCAATATTTCCTTGGGATCCTTGTATACCTTGTATACCCCTTAGACCTTGTGTTCCAATAGCTCCTTGTGTCCCCTGGATTCCTTGAATACCCTGGATACCTTGGGCTCCGCTTCCTCCGCTTCCCCCACTACCACCGTTAGCTATAAAACTACCTACAGTCATTTAGTTTGTTATAATTTATTTAATGTAGATTCTGTTTCTAGTAATTCAGTATCTATTTTTACAACTAATTCTAAATCTCCAGTATTTATTGCATCCATTTTCATGTTATGTAATGTTTGCAATTTATTTTGAAGTATTTGTTTTATTTGATCTACGTTCATATTATATATAATTTTAATAGTATATTAATGTTCTCCACATTTCCGCCCCAGAGTGCCTCATTATATATAAGTATTTTAAACCATCACTTGTTTTTATAATTTCCATCCTATTGCTTAGGATAGTTGTACTCATACCATACGGTATGGTCGCAAAAGGTACTATTTCATTTTTTACTATATTATAATAGTAAACTTGATTTGTATTATTTGCTAAAAAATAGATTCTATCTTCATCATAGGCATACATTGTGCCTGTTGTTAATAAAGAACCGTGGCCTAAAATAAATTTACCGTAATCCCATTTATTAGTATTTATATTATAAATATCTAATGTATGAGACCCGCTACCTCTTGTAGCATATAAGTATTTACCTTTATCTGCTGACCCATTAAAATTCCATTCTAAGCCAATACCAGTTCCAACAACAGGTCTCCCTATAATTGTATACGTTGAGTTCAAAGTAGGAGAAACACTAGTTGCCCATGTTAATTGAGTTGCAGTATTTGTTGTTATAGTATGCTCATATCCAGCAGCATCTCCAGATGTTATTAAAACTCTTTTTCCAGCCCATTGATTTACTTTCCATTTTTTTGTAGGATCTGTTAAGCTAGTAGTAGATCCAGATATTACATGTCCCGTAGAATCAAATATTTTATACCTAGTATTAGTATCTGGGGTTAAACCTATATTTGGAACTACAGACTGCAAAGGAGTAGTGCTCGTTGATCCATTTGTTGTTGTAGTTAACCCTGTAGAACCATTTGCAGTCCAAGTAATACCATCCGATGAATAAGCGGTTGTATTTGTACCTTGACCACCAGCTACCCAATATGTTCCATTCCAACTAATTGTATTACCTGAAGTTGAAAATATAGTGGTACCGAGACCTGTCCAAGTTGCGCCATTATCATTAGAATATGCAATAGTATTAGTTCCGGAACCTACGGCAACTGCTCTAGTTCCATTCCATGCTACTGCATTACCTTGTGTCGTAAATATTGTAGATCCAAGACCTGTCCAAGTAGTGCCATTTGTAGAAGTAGCTATTGAATTTGTACCATTACCTACTGCTATCCATTGAGTCCCTGCCCAACAAATCCCTCTACCTGCTGTAGAAAATGTTGCTGTACCCAAACCAGTAAACGCAAATGTCCCAGTATCATTAGCCCAAGCAATACTATTAGTACCTTGTCCTACTGCTACCCATATAGATCCGTTCCATGCTATGGCGTTACCTTGTGTTGTAAATACTGTAGCTCCAAGTCCTGTAATAGCAGCAACAGCTGTATTATCATATCCCCAAGCAATAGTATTTGTCCCAGATCCTACTGTTACAAATCTAACTCCATTAAAAGCTAAACCTAAGCCAGATGTTGAATGTATAGTAGCGCCTAAAGCATTCCAGTTAATACCATCATTTGACCAAGCTATTGTATTTGTTCCTGCACCTACCGCAACAAATCTAGTTCCAGTCCAAACTATACCATTGCCTTGAGTAGAAAATATGCTAGTTCCAAGTCCTATATATGTACCTACTCCATTAAAATCATTATAAGCAATTGCGTTTGTACCAGATCCTACAATAACATTCCTGCCAAAACTTAAAACTGTTTTTGTATTATTTGTTATAATGTTTTCTACGGATAATCCGTTAGAATCAGTTAATAATATTTTATTATTTATGTACGCGCCTGGTACCCAATTGTTTGACGAATTAGTTATAGATGATATATTCGCAGAAGTAGGATATCCAAAAGATATTTGATTATCTGGAGGATATTGTTTATCATCACCAAAAGCATCAAGATCTTGTATAAAATATCTAGAGTTGCCATTTACTGGAGAGGTTCCAGATATAAAAGAAATTGTTGTTTCTGAATTTCCTAAAATTCTTCTCCATGTCGTTATTCCTGTTAAAGTAGATGCTTGAAAACCTAAAAGTTTTCCAGCATGCTCATTTGGAATCCAATTTTTATCAGCATCTACTAATAAAGTAGCTGCTTGTAAATATTTTGCTATAGCATTAGCTGTTGCAGTTATAGCAACTTCTATTATATTTAAACTTTGAATACCAAGTATTGTATATGAAGTATTCCACGCTGTTTCGGTAGCCCCTGCAAAAGTAAAAGTCTCACTAACCTTAAAATCATGAAATATAGGGGTGGTTATAACTCCAATTGTACCTACGCTTGTAATTTCTATAGTACACCCAGTTCCTGTTCCACCAGTAGTTGCTTTGCCAGTTCCAGTAGTATATCCAGAACCACATGTATACAAAGACACAGAAAGAACTTGTCCAGTAGATGAAATATTTTCTACTATAACTCTGCCTAATGTACCTCCAGTTGAAATAGTTAATAAGTCTCCTATAGTATAACCACTTCCTGCTACTGTAGGAGTTGCATTTACTCCAGTTATACCATTTGTTACTCTATTGGCTGAACTAGCTGCATGATTTTGCCATTTATCATTCTTTATCAATGCGAAGTTTTTTGGAACTCCGTAATCGCTCATATTTCCAGTAGTCCACAAAGATTGTTCCGGATGTTGTTTTAATAACTGAGCTCTGGCGTTACCAGAAAAATAAATAGCATCTTCAGAAGTTATTATATATTGGCTAGTTATATCTGGATTTATATCCCATCTTTTTTGTATCGAAAATTTATCCGAAGTATTATTTACTATTCTTCTTTCTTGCCCGGCTCCTGGCCCAGAAACTATTTTAATAGCATAATTAATCCAAGCCCCTTTAGTTAATGTTAATGTATTATCAGTTAAAGAATAATTTGTAACAGAAGTTGGGGTCCCAGATAAAAGAGTTCCAGATATTTCTGTAGTTGGAAGTATAGCTAAATCAGTACTAAATACACTACCTCCTTGCACAATACCGGAAGGAAGCATTTTTTGTACCCATCTATCACTAAGTATATCATAGTAATACATCATTGTATTAGAAAACATCCATATACCATCTGACATAATCATAAACTTAGATGAATCATCTGGAGTGGTAGCCCATGCAGAATCTAAATTTACAGTTTGAGATACTATAAAAAAATCAGCCTGATTTGGAACAGTAGCAGTTAATGTGCCATATGGAGACCCTGATTGAAGAGGGGCCATTGAAAAATTTCTGCCTTCGTAATTTGAATCATTTACTGCAACTGAATTGGTATCATTATACAATATTTCCCTATACTGTGATAAACCAGTATTAAAAACAACCCTTACTGAATACCCTTCCCATTCATTAAATTTCCATTTTTTTAAGTTATCTCCAATAGCACTTTGAGTTGCAGTAGTCGCTACTCCAAAATCATGTACAACTTCTGCATTTGTGGAAACTATTGTCCTTTCTTGCCCGGCTCCTGTCCCAGAAATAATCCTTATTTTATACCCATCTAAATTAACACCAGTTGATGATATCTGAAGTGTAGAAGATGTAGCACTTAAAACATTACCTCTATATCCTTTATTTTTTACATATTTTAAAGACATAGCTACAGATGGAGTAGGCCCCACACTTAAAACAGACCATGCATCTCCTATTGTATCGTATTTATACAATTGTGTCGATGAAAGATAATATAAGTATCTATTTGAACCATCTCTAGATGTTGTTAATGCAGATACACTAGTTGTACTAATTGGCGCAAATCTGCACCATTCCCATACTGGTAAATCAACTTGTTGTTTTAAATTATTTGTAAGTGGCATACACCATTATTTTTTTAAAATGATAATTTACTTCTAATCCCGTTTGCGTAAGTATTTCTAGCTATATTTAAGTATTGTTCAATCCCCATACCAGAAACTAAAGCAATATTTGACACAGTCGCTACTGTTGTCACAGTCGATACTGTTGATAACGTTCCCGCATCAATCGCAATTTTTTGTCTTTGAGCAGAATCAACTACAGCTAATGAATCTAATTGTTTTACCATTCTACTCATTAACTTAACTAAATCAGCTAAATTAGAATCAGTAACAGGTAAATCCTCTTTTGAATTATATACAATTTGTAAATTGTCTGCTGAATTTTGCCCAGACGTATCCGCAAATAAAGTTACTTGTGTTCCAGTTACATTTGTATATTTTGCGGACGGGGTTGCAGTAGCGTAAATAATAGAACCATTTGTTTGGTTTATAATAGCTACTAATCTTTTTATATCAAAATCCGCTATGCCGTTTAAATCAACATAACCAACTCCAGAAAGACCTGGCGAAAAAGTATATAATGGAGTTATAAAATCTTTCATTACCCAAATATTAATGCATTAACTATTGAATTATTATCGGCCCCTTGCAATCCTTGAAGCCCTTGTATTCCTTGGGCACCAGTTATACCTTGTAACCCTTGTAGACCTTGTATTCCTGACCCCCCTTGTGTACCAATAATTCCTTGCATCCCTTGTACACCCTGTATATTACTAGAAATTGTACTAACTAAGTATGATATAGTACCATCTCTTAAATACGAAGTAAAGGTTGGACCTCCTGATTCAGATTGAGCATAAATATCAATCAATATTCGGCTACTAGAATTAGCTAATGAAGTTAATGGGACGTACACTGAAAAATCATACACAGTAGCAATTGTCGCAGTAACTACAGTACCTTGTGCGTATGCTCCAGAAGCTAAAGTTTGTAAAACCGTAACGCCATCTGATGCTACTTCTTTAACATCAATCCAAAATCTTACATTCTGAGTAGTGCGGCTAGCATAAAGAAATAAATTCCAAAACCCCCCAGCTACTGTTGTAGAATTTGGAACACCTGTATCTGTAACAAAAGTTCCAACTAATGTGGGTGTTGAGTTATTAACCGAAGTAGTTATAGAGGTTTGTGTACCTGTATTTGGATTTGTTAATAAGTTATGGCTGACAGGTGCTGATCCTCCAACTCCATCTAAATATAATACTAATCCAGAACTTATACCTTTTTCTCCGGTTACCCCCTGGATTCCTTGTGTGCCCTGGATGCCTTGTACACCCTGTATTCCTTGGGGGCCTATTAAACCATCGTTACCCTGTACTCCTAAAAGACCTTGGGTACCTTGGCCTCCCTGGATGCCTTGTACACCCTGTGCTCCGTCAAAACCCTGTATTCCAAAATTTCCCTGAACTCCTTGTACCCCTTGAATTCCCTGAAGCCCTTGAAGCCCTTGTATTCCTTGGACACCTATCAAACCTTGTAAGCCTTGTAGACCTTGAATTCCCTGAATCCCTTGAAGCCCTTGTAAGCCTTGTACCCCTTGCAATCCTATAGTCCCTTGTATACCTTGAGCACCCCTGCTTCCTTGAAGCCCCTGCAAGCCTTGAATCCCTTGAATCCCACTTGTTCCCTGGAGTCCTTGTAACCCAACGAAACCCTGCACTCCTTGTGCTCCTTGTAATCCTTGTGCTCCTTGTAAGCCTTGAATACCTTGGGCCCCTTGAATACCAAAAAAACCTTGTATTCCTTGTTCTCCTTGAACCCCTTGTAATCCTTGAAGTCCCTGCAAGCCCTGAATACCTTGGATTCCTTGTACTCCTTGTAAACCTTGTAAACCTTGCAATCCTTGAAGTCCTTGGGTACCTTGTATACCTTGTGTGCCTTGCGCTCCAGCTATACCCACTTCTACTATTGATAAATAAACATCAAAATCAGCAGTAGGTAAATTAACAGAATACATCCTTATAGATGTAGGAAATACTGTTATTTCCGGCATTATTTGTGCAGCATCTACAATAGGATCATCCTGTCTTACTGGAGTTACTGTTATATATCTTCCTTGGTTTATATACGAATCAAATAAATCGTATTGATATAAACCAGCTACTAAATTCCAATTACTTTGTGATAGTGTATAAAGTTGTTGGTATAATATACCCTGAGCACCATTAGCGCCTTGTATTCCTTGGAGTCCGTTGTTTCCTTTTAATCCTTGAATTCCTTGCGTACCTTGTCTTCCTTGAATGCCAACTGTTCCTTGTGACCCTTTTGCACCTTGGATACCCTGAGAGCCAGAAGAACCTATAATACCTTGGGCCCCTTGTATTCCCTGCGTTCCTTGTGCCCCTTCGCACCCACTTGTACCTTGTATGCCTTGTAAGCCATAAAAACCTTGTACACCATTCTTACCTTGTATTCCAGATTGACCTTGGGCTCCATCGTAACCTTGTATACCTTGTACGCCAATTCCAATTAGTCCTTGGTGTCCAGATATGCCTTGTACTCCTTGGCTTCCTTTAGATCCTGAAATACCTTGAGTTCCTTGAAAGCCGTGAAATCCTTGTACTCCATCTTCTCCTTGAATACCTGTAGTACCTTGTATACCTTGGGCTCCTTTTGCCCCTTGTATGCCATATCCTGTGGCACCTTGTGTACCAGTTATGCCTTGGACTCCTTGCAATCCTTTAGATCCGGATATACCTTGTGTCCCCTGTAATCCATAAAATCCCTGGATACCGTCTTTACCTTGGACTCCTATAGTCCCTTGCGAACCTTTTGATCCTTGAGTACCTTGTACTCCATATCCAGTTAAACCTTGCTGCCCAGAAGTACCTTGTATTCCTTGTAGCCCTTTAGAACCAATAATACCTTGATACCCTAATAAGCCTTGTGTACCTTGAATTCCATTTTTACCTTGTATACCTATGGCACCTTGAGACCCCTTTAATCCTTGAGCTCCTTGTATTCCTGTAATACCCTGAATACCATTTGAGCCTTGTAATCCTGTTAATCCTTGTATTCCTTGTATTCCTTGCGCCCCAGTTCCAGTATACCCGCCTAAATATTGTGTACCATTCCAAACATAAACATTACCTGTGCTTTGGTCTACATACAAAACATTTAACTCTCCTTCTAAAGGAATAGACTCAGTGCTTGGATAGTATTGGATTCTATCGCAGCACTCTTGGTCAACTAAAATTGTTTTGCAATTAGATGGAATTTCCGCCACTATTATGAAGGTTTAGGTTTTATATAAGAGGTAATTAATCCTCTTTTAATATAAGGGTATCTTTGACAATTAAAGTGTCTAAAGAAATTGAGTCTTGGTATATTTTTATTTCCGCCGGTTTTACATTAGAAAAATCAGCAGCTTTGTATAGGACCGATACTAAAAAGAATAAGCTGCCTATGAAAATAGCCAGCTTTATGGTTAAATCTTTGTCCATTTTATTTTATATTATCAGGCAGACCTAGCCTTTCTTTCTCATTACTAGTCGCAGTTAATTGTGCAATAAATGCTGCGACCAGTGAAGAAATAGCAACTACCTTGTTAGAAAATACGAAAACTGCTTGGGGTAATTCAATACCCGCAATAGTTAAAAATGATAACAAGTTAGGAAGACCTGCTACAATAGCAAGGGCAATAGATAAATTCCTAATTACTTTAAAGAACCAAGGAGTTTCTGCTGAAAATCTTTTTACCAATTCTATTAAAAATTTACTAATAGGATCCATGTTTTATATTTTAAACTGTTATTACTTCTTCTTAGTTTTTGGCTTAGGCTTTGAATGGGTAAGATACTCACTCTTACTTGTATGCGTTTTGCCAGTCATAAGTTTGCCGCTAGCATCTTTGTGCATTGGGCCCTTATATTCCTTTCCGTCCTTTGTGTAATGTTTAACTCCTAAAGCCATATTATTTTTTCTTTTATATTATGGATATACTCTTACTTCTATAAATAGAGGTGCGTTAGGGGTACCCCAATATGCAATAGGATCACCTACATAATTAACAGGAAAAAACCAAAGTTTAAAACCACTTCCGTCATCATAAATTTCAGCACCTACATATGGAACATTCCCAGCACCTTCTCCTGAATAATTTCCTGTCATAAGTATGAAAACTTTAGACGGGTCTGCGAAGTTTATATTCCCCCCACTATAAGCACCTGATGGTGCTTGTGGAAACCATATAATATTGCTACCAAGAGTATTTTCTAATACAGTGGCGACAGGTGCGTCAGTAAGTGGATTTTCTCCAGGGTTTAATAAAGCTACATATTTTTTATAGCCAACGCTAGATCCACCTCCGCCACCGCATGAATCATCTGGGCATTGCTCGGCTTCTTTAGTAGCCAAAGAAAATTCTTTAGGATTAATACCGCTAGTTGTTTTCTTTAATATATTGGACTTGCCTGTTAATTTTAACTTTGTCATTTCTTTTTAGCTTTACCCCCGTTTTTCATATAGCCCATTTTATTTCTTACTTCAGTTGGTAGTTTTGATAAACCTGGGTTTTTATAAGAATCAACTGCTTTTAAAGAGCCGCCTGATTGCATCTTCTTTACTTTAGTATTTTTAACTTTCATTGTTACTTCTTTTTTGACTTGCTTTTATCTTTATAAGAATGCGGGTTTTCTTTGTGCCATTCTTTTGTAGATTTTATTCCCTGCTTTACGGTTTTGACTTTACCTTTTGTCTGTTTACTTAGATTAAGTTTATCGTATTTACCGTTATTAATGGTTGGATGCTCTACAACAATGTCTTTTCCTTTTTTCTTTACGACATGAGGCACACCGCCTACTTTTACTTTTTTCATTTGTTTCTAACTTGTGCCGCCTTTTTTGCTATCTTCTGTGGCTGTTTTACAAATTGTTTTCCTGCTTTATTGCCCTTTGATTTGGCTGCATTTGTTGCTTTCTTTTCGGATGCGGATAATTTTGACCAAGCTTCTTTAGGTAAGTACCTTTTATTACCGCTTGATTTTACTTCTTTGCCTGATCCTTTATTTTTATTAGCGTATGTCCCAGAAGTCATCCACTCTTCTTTAGTCCACTTTTTTAAACTTTGCTGCGATTTTTTTAATTGGGTCACTTATTGTAAGTTTTAATATAGTGTGTAATAAACTAAATGGCGAGACTATAGTAATTAATATTAATATAGAAAGTAGAATGCTATTTATATCCACCTCCTTTTTTCTTGTACTCTTTAGCGAGCAACTGCGCCTTTCTAGCACTCCATTCCCCTGGGTCTCCACCTTTTGATCCTGATTTTATTTTATTAAATAAGGTTTTTCTCATTCCTGGTTTAGTGTAATTACCAGCTTCATTTACTTTACTTTTAGTAACTTTTTTCATAAATTATTTTATGCCTAATATTACAGACCAAAGAGTATTAACTCTCTTTTGTATATTGTCTTTGATTCCAAAGGTAACTCCTAAAGTAGAAGATAAATTCTGCAATTGGGATGAGTTTAATTTTAATAAATCATTTTTTGATTTATACATGGCTTTTATAAATTGGCCAACTTCTTTATCAATTCCTTCAGATGGGATTGGAGTTGGGCTTTTAACGCCATATTGTTTATACAAATCATATATCCCTTGCTTTGTGTCTTTATTTACAACTACTTCACCAAAAGGTTGGTAAATAGGATACATAATATCATTTATATCTTTTGTTTGGTGCCCAATATTCAAGCAATGGCCTAATTCATGAACAACAACTTTAAAAAGATAAATGCTACCAGCTTTATGTATTTCATCCCACTTGTAAGCATCATTAAAATACATGTCCGCATAGATACCTAAACTTGTATCTTGCGGAGCAAAAGCATAAGCTAATGTTGTTTCATCAAATTCATAAGGCAGACCTTCGTCACCATTACTCTTAAACTTGATAACAATTTGTGCATCATTAATCGCAGCAACTGGCTGAAAAGATATAGGGTTAATTATTTCACCCCACTTGTTAAACGCTTGCTCAAAAGCAAATAACACTTTGTATTTTTCCATATCGGTAGTTAAACTCTGCTCGTCGATATGCCACGTTATCTTGCCGTTGATAGGCTTTAAATGTTGATTTGGTGTAATAACTGAATAATTACTTTTCTCTGCGTGTGAGCATTTAAAACCTTCCATATTATATATTTACGTATTCTGTTCCCGGAATAAAATCCTTCTTTAAATACTTTTCTTTAAGTTTCTTTACAGATAAGCCAAATGATTTTTCAAAGTGTGGCATATCTTTAAACTTAACCCAGTCTCCGCCCCATTCCCAACCTTTCTTTTTAAACTCTGAAACAACTTCCATCCAATCGGATTGTTTATCTTTGTCCCAGTCTTTCTTGGTATCCCATGACGCATCTTTTCCATCTATGATAAGAACAATATCAACAGCTAAAGCGTAGTTATGCATAGAGTCTCCTCCTTTCGCATTTGTTACTTTTTTACCTGGTTTTGTTCTGCCTTGTGCGTAAAGTTCGTCTTGTTCGTCCCAAGTTCTAAGGGTATAAGCTAATCTTACTTTTGACTGGCCTGTAAGTATATTTGTGTTAATATTTTCAATTAAATCCTCTAACTCATTTCGTAATTTAGGGTGGGCTAGTTTTATTCTTTGTTTTGTTATATTGTCTGTCATCTTGGTGCTAATACTCCGTTTCTACAGTCTTCTAATTCTTTCTTTACTATTTTTAACATTTCTTTTACTTCATGCAGTTCTTCGTAAAGTTCTTGGTATTTTTTTAGGCTATCTGTTGTAAATTTATCATAAGCCTCTTGCATTGTTTTGAGTGCTTCTCCTTCTGAGCTTCTTAATTCTACTTCGGCTTTTTTCTTTCCTGATAAATAAGCTACAAGACCTGTAACTATTGCGACAACCGCTTCTCCTAAATATTCTTTAATAATTTCTAAAAGTGATTCCATTTTTTAGTTTTTCCTCTGGTTTATTAATGTCTTTATTTATGTGAATGCGGTATGATAAATTGTGTTGAGTTTTTATCAACCGGGTCTTTTACTTTTTGCGCCACAAACATTCCGTCTGCATAAATGTTCCAATTTTGCAAGTTTGTGTACGTAGTCCCTCTCCACTCGTTTATGCTTGCAGTTGTTTTATTAGCATACACCCATTCTAACTTTTTAGAAGGATGTAAGCTGTTAAGTAGATTTACACCTTTTGGATAAAATCTGAATCTATCTAACGTGTCTTTTGAGAATGCATTGATTGTAGATACTGTACTATCTTTGTACTTTACCTCTATATTATAATGCTTTGTAACCACACCGCCGATATTTGCTTTTCCTAGTGTGCCTGGGCGAAAAGATAAATAAGCTACTTTATCTTTATTGTACACTGTGTGTGTTCTGAATACTCTGTTTGTTGTAGATACTAACAAGTAGTTGTCTATAGATAATGTACCTCTGTATAATACTAAGTCTCCTTGTCCGTTTCTTGGTAGAACTTGTGATGTTGTATCTTTGATAGTCTCTACCTTTTCTTCTGTTTGTGGCACCGAAGATGAAGTAATCTCCTCATCCTTCAAACAACCTATAATTATAAAAATAATAAAAAATAAAGAAAGAAATGTTAAAGAAAACTTATTTGAATACATATTTTTACATTATTTGATTTACTGTTAAAATAACCGAAGGTGTTTCAGGAACTCCTGCTAAAATACTATCTTCTCCCAAATACACTAATTGTATATCTAAATCATCTACTGTCCACATTAACTGAAAATAGTCACCCGCTTGTGCTGTAACAAAAAAGTTCCAAGCCGCAACTAAATAAGTATTATTACTATTAAAATGTAAATATGTGCCCGTATAAGGTTCAGTAACTCCATTTCGTTTTAAAAAAATACCAATATGAGCATCAGATCCTCCAAATTCTCTAAGTAATTGTGCTGAAAATTGTATATTATATATACCCGGATTTGTAAGATAAAATGAATTTAAGTTAGGAGATGCTACATTATCTAAATAAACACCATTAGACTCTATTTCGCTATTAAAAGTCATAGGAACTACAGAGCCCAATGTTGAAATAGATTGTGATAGAGTACTAAAAAAAGCTCCGTTAGCTAACCCGTAAGAACCAGATAAACCTTGTAAACCTTGGAGTCCTCTTAAACCTTGTATACCTTGTATTCCCTGAGCTACTATAGTACTTCCTTCCCCACAACAAGTTACATAAGCCGTACCATTCCAAATAAAAAACGCGCCAGTGCTTTTATCTACATATACTGCGCATTCTTTACCTGTTGCAGGAAAGTCTTCAAATGTGTCAAAAAACTGCACTCCACAAGTTACCTTGTGCTTTAAGTTTTTTAACTGCTGTTCTATTCTTTGTGAATTTGATGGATACATTTATTTATATTAAACTGGTCCGAAAGATTCTAATATATTAGAGTATGTATCACAGCATCCAACCGATGACATTTTTGTTCTATACAATCCAGGGCCTTGTGCTCCTAATGCATTTGGATCATATATAGTAGGGTCCAAACCGAAGCCAGGATCTGATAAAAGTATTTCAGTCCAAGTCGAGCCTACTAATATTTCCCAAGTTAAATCGGCATCATCACAACCAGTTACATAGGCTTTCATAGCCCCAACTGAATATTCTTCTGAAGAATAATAATATATATTTGTCCAGCAACAACAAGTCGGACTTGCAGTTATAGTAATTCCTATTTTAGATTGTGTCTTATTCATTTTTTATTGGTATACTGTAACACGTAAATAAAATGCACCAAAATCATTTGTGGCGGCGAATGTAGAATCTAATAATTCAATCCTTATATCATCAGCTCCGCCACTAGATATGCTAGCGGATACGTGATAATCGCTAGATGCTCCTGCTATCCCCGTCGTTATAACTTTTGACACAAGAATTTCTACTGAGTTTTTGTTTGCGAAATTATAACCTAAACCGCTTGTCGTTTCTATAATACCTGTACCTGTCATACTCCAAGTAGGAGTAGAAGGAAAATTGTTGTAAACCTCCCCTTCAGCAAATCCTCCTATAGCGTCATACTGGAAATAAGCTGAATATATATAGTTTTCCTGCGGAGGAGTTTCTGGTATTGTTATTCCTATTTTAGACTGAGTCTTGTTCATAATTCTTTATTAGAGTATTACGCCTCCGCACTCCCTGTCTACATTAATATAATGTGTCCCAGATGGAGCTGTTGATTTTATATCATAAGTTAGGGTAGTTCCTACTAAAGTTACATTCTGAAAGACATCAGTAGAATATCCGTTTAATGTATAAATAACTGCACAGTCTTCTGGACAAGACACATCAAATAAAGTAGTCACATTTAGTGTATTTGCTGTAGAACCTACAACTCCAGAGTCATAAGCATATAGTGGACTTCCTTCATTATATTCTGCACTAATTACAAATGGATTAACTGAAGAACCTGTTCCAGAAATAGACATGTTTATAGAACAAGTATCAGATACCTCTACATAAGTGCTAGATGCTGCTGATAAATCCGCAAAATTTGCTGTTAATGTAGAACCATCATCGAATGTAAGAGTAAGTGTTTTTGTGCTTGTACCTGTAAAGGCTATACTTGTAACTACCTTATCTTGCAATTCAATAATTTCTGTCATTGAAGATAAATCAAAATAAGGAGCTCCATCTGAGCCTAAAGTTAAATCATTATCTTCGTCTTGAGATATTTTATAAATACATCCACAAGACCACTTATTCCACAATGTTCCATCATAAGTCCAAACAGACATTGCATTTGGATGGTATATAACTACTGTGTCTCCTTTTTCTGCTTCGTAACCGACAGGTAATTGAGATGGTATGTCTGCTGGTAATTCATCTGTAGGACACGGACAAGGTTGTTCTGGTGTATTGCAATCTATTTCTGAACAAATAAAAAATGTCCTAGTATCAATAGCTTCATCACAATCTACAGGTTCACCTGAAGTTGCGTCTCCTAATACATTTTTAAGAATTCTCCAACAATATTTACTTAAATCTAATGTTGGGTATTGTGCAGATAAAACAGAAATTTCTTGCGGGCATAATGCCGAATATGGTACAGTTGAGATTGTATGATCAAAAGAGGATACATCAGAAAATAATTTATCTATTGTAACTAATGCAGGTCCGCTTATTTCTACAGCTCCGGATCCATCATTACACCAAATACTGTATTCAAAAGTAATATCTACTTTTGGGTCTACAGGGATAAATTTACCCTGCCCTGTAGCATCATCCCACCAGTATTCTGTAGAGTTAGTAATGCTAGGCTCATTGAGAACATAAGTAGTTGTTCCTAAGTTACACGGAGTGTCGTTCTCCGCCACATTAACACAAGAGCAAGAATGCGGATCATCTATAGCTCCTGCTGTAGCAGAAGTAACAACAGATGTTACAGTCTGAACTAATGTATTGTTTAATGCATTTGAATCAACCCCATTTCCGCTAATTACAGATGTAACTGTGAAAGGAGCTAATCCAATATCTGCTACAGAAGTAACAAGTTTAAGCCATTTTGTAGACCCTGGTAAAAGAGTTCCTATATTCCAAATACCTGTAGTTGGATTAAATGTGCCGACTTCTGGTTGGAAAGTTAAAAGTTGTAACCCACTAGTAGGCGCAACTGTAATAGTAACAATTACGTTAGTAACAGTAATTGTGCTGTTATTTTTAGCCGGAATCCACCAAGTAGTTTGGTTTCCGTTAAGGGCTACATTTGCTGGTGATGGGGATGTATAATTTGGCATTTTGTCTTTTATTTTTTATAGTATAAAACCGCTAGTATTTTCTTCAGTTTCTTCGACCGGCCTTTGTCCTGATAAATCTATAGTTACTTGGTCGCAGTCTCCAGTGCAATCATTGCACTTATATCCATCCTCACAAATAACACCTTTGCAAATATCTCTAAGATAAATACTAACACTACCGTAATCAGATTTTACATCACACCCGTCAGAACACATAGCAAAAAATTCAATCTCTACTTTAGAGTTGGCTTTTCCGGTTCCATCAGGTTGAATAGTCACACCTGTTTTATCAATTGACACTACAGTTGCGTACTTTATTTTGCTTAGGTTAGTTATCTTAAATTGTGGGTTGTCGCAAGGAAAACAAAAACAATCGAATGGCACTTTTAATGTGCTTTCGGTATCGCATGGAGCGATGCTATTTTCACACCCAACCATAATATGACCTAAAGTCAAACAACCCCCACATTCACTAGTTGAGGTTGGATTACAGTTGTTGTTCAATGTCAAAGAGTTGCCAAAACAATTGCAACATGAATATATATTTGCCATTCTATTTTTTACTTTAAATTTAAAATTACCTGCAATAGCAAGTGCAAGAATGTTTATCAAGTTCCTTATCCACAATCTTAAACATTTCTTTAGCATTTATTTCATTGCCCATTTCTGCATCGATTTCTATTAAATCGATAAGGTTAGAGATTCTTGTTATGTTATCCCAATCTTCTTTATCCATTGCCTTAGATATATAATTATCTAATTTACACCTAAGTGTACAGACAACAGCTTTTACTTTACTATAATTATACCCGCAACTCTCTGTATAAAAGCCGTATATACCGTCTTTTAGACATTCGCCAAAACCTAATGTATTTGCGCTAACACTTGTTACTGAGTTAGGTATAATTTTTATATCTACTTTTGATTGAGTTGGTAAGGTAACGGTTACGTTGTGCGTTGTTGGCAAAACGTAACCATCACCTATCATCCAATTTGTTAAATCAGTAATAACTAAGCTTCTGCAATCATAAGTATTGATTATGAAATCAAATGATTGATCCTCCCTTTTTATACAGGAGCAATTAGCATTAGTCATGTTATTATATTTTTATTATAAAATTATAATGGAGCAACCACAGTAATAGCGCAAGTAGCCGTAAATCCTCCATCAGTAGAAGTAAACGTAATTGTCACGGAACCGGCTGCAACAGCTGTTACTAATCCAGATGAGTTAACTGTCGCTCTACCCGCGTTAGATGTTGTCCAAGTACCAGTTTGTAACGCAGTGGAAGGAGTTACTGAAGCTGTTAATTGTCTAGTCCCGCCTACTGTTAAATTTTGTCCAGTTAAGCATCCTGATATAGACGCTCCAGTAGCGCTAACTAAAGAGTTTGAGCAGAAAGCAGAAATAGCTGCTTTTGCATCTTCGATTGGCTCAATTACTAATTCTCCATCTACAATATATAATGCTACTCTATTGTCAACATCTCCTGAAGATGAATTAAAATTAGGAAGAACAATATATCCCTTCAACGGATTAAGGCCGTTACCACATTCAGTGGCTTCGGCCAGCGCAAGAGATAATTCTCTAGGATTGATCTTAGATTTTGTCTTTTTTAGGAGTTTTGAATTTCCTGTTAATTTTATATTGTTCATTTTACTTCATGTATTTTTTTTTCTAAAAAACAGGGGCTGGTTAGGCCCCTGTAAAAATCAATTGGGATTGGGGTAAGGAAGCCGTCTTCAAGGACGGATTTATTTAGTCTACGTAGCAGCTAGCGCTTGTAAGAACTTTACATTCTTGAGGAACCAAGTCAACGAATTTGTCGAACAAGGCATTAATGCTTGTCTTCGTAGTAAAGTCATTCTCAGGTACGTGAATGAATCCGTCAATATAAAGATTGATGAATGTCTTCAATGGACCTTTTTCAGTCTGGCCTTTATGTCTCATATAATAAGTACAGTATGACTTTTCGCAGTCTGCTGTAATTGCTTTTCTAATTCTGGACCTCTTATTAGGAACTCCCAACCATCCGGCTACTTCATTTCCGATTTCATAATCGAAACCTTCAAATCCGATAGCATCGATGTTGTGTGCGTACTCAAGGTACTGAATCTGTGATCCGTAGTTGCTCGCAACTTGACCTTCAAGAAGTGTAGCCTTTTTAGTGTACTTAGGTGTATTATCGTTACCAGTTCCGGACAAGATGTCGATTTCAATCCAACGGCTGTTGAACTGCTTAGGCTGGTTTAATTCCCAGCAATTGCAAGGCTCAACATCAGGCTTAACGAAAACACCAATACCGCAGTTAGGAGTAGTAGTATCTTCAGTAGAACCACACTGCTTGCAGTAACCGCTAGTTACGAAATCAGGCCATTGGTCAACTGCATCTTGGCACTGAGTTAAACCTGCAATAGCAAATGTGCTGTCACAAGTAGTAACAAACAACTGCAATGGGCAGCACTTACCTTCTCCTTTAGAGAGGAATGCCTTACCAGCATGACGACCTAAAACTTCTGTAAATTTCTCGTTAATTAAGTCAACAGCAACTTCTAACTGACCAACCAAAGTTTGGAGTGTTTCGCCAGATGTTGATGGGTCTGTTAAATCGAAGTTATAATTGTCACCATCAATTGTAAATGTAGTCAATGCAGAAATTGAATTACACTCAGTACAATCAGCACCAATAGATGGGGAAATACAGTAAGATTTCCAAGTGTTGTGAATTTTAAACGCAGTGTAAGGACGAACCAAACCTGTGTTGTAATAGTGTGGATATGGATCCCCTTCAATACGAAGGTCTGTGTCATTATTCAATGCATCAACCAAACCGCAAACGATTTCATCGCAAGTAGCTGTCTGCTCACAGTCGTTGCAAGAAGAGCAATCAGGAGTGTAAGATCCAACAAATTCTTGGTATGCTTTCAACGGATGGTCTGAGAAAGAAATACTTTGGTTGTCGTAAACCCTAACACGGGCACTAACTGTATCGCAGCTAACGCAATCAGGATAAACTGCCTTAATCCAAGGAACTGCACATTGTGCATCAGTAGCATCCAATTTGTCGATTGTACAACCTTGGATATTCACAGGTGACAAAAGTCTAATAGCATCAGTCATGCCATTACCTTGTGAAGAGTAACCAACACCAATTTTGATATTAGCTAAGTCAGCAAGTGTTAAGTTTGCTGGTGCAATTGTATCAGGAATATCCCCGCAATCTGTATCCTCAACCCACATAACTGGTTGACCTGGGGCTACATTATAGTACTTCTTGAACTTCTCTCCAGTCTTAACAAGTTTATATAATGGAGTACCTGTTGCAACGAACGCAAAGTTACCGGAAGTAACTAGGTGTCTTTTGATTTCGCTTTTTTCTGAACTCATTTTTTAAGTTTTTTTAGTTTAAGTTATTTTGTCTGTTTGCATTATGCTTTCTAACTTTAGTCTGAAGGCTTCTGTATCTTTAATATCAGTTCTTAATAATAATACAGCGACATCAGTTACCTTCCTTGCTATATATGTATTATCTAAATCAAAATTAACATCATTGGAAATGAGGTTGTCATCATAATTCAAATAAACATAGTCATTGCATTCTACCAAGCTAGGTGCTTCTATGTAGTTTATACGTCTATAATAGTCTATAGTTAATTTAGTTACTTCCATTTCCCCGTCAGTATAAATAAATAACCCCTCACCACCTTCATCCATTATTAATTGTTCCCAATAATAATTAGCTTTTCTATATGGGTTTTTTCTAGCTTCATGTAAATCATCAGACTGTACTAATCTTGGAACTATAATTTTTGTTCCATCACAATCTTTACAAGTTACTTCTGCTACGTGGTTTAATCTTTTATACAGATTGTCCGGGTACTTTGCGAAATAGTAATTACCTTTGTTAGATAAATCTAATTCGTAATTTTTTATTTCAAGCTTTCTGAGATTGTCCCTAATTAAAGAGTTGGTGTCAGTAAACTTTACATTATTTTCTACAATAATTTCATAAGCATCATTAATAGCGCTGACCAAGTCTAACACGCTGAAAGACTGCCCCATTCCAGTATTTAAACCATTTAGTTTTCTAACTGTATCGTAAACAAGCTTTCTGGCGCTAATAGGCATATTTATTTATTTGCTATTAAATCCTCCAATTTGGAGTAATATGAAATATTTTCGTCTTTTTGGAAAAATTCTACTAATTTCTTGTCATCCCTGATAGAACCTTCGGCTAATAACTCACCCTTCATTGTATACCCAGATTTACTATTTCGTCTAATAATACCGTCTTGAGCCGCTCTTAATACTTTGCTATATACTTCCAAATCTTCATTTGGCAAATTGCATAAATGCATAAAATATTTTCTAGCTTCCATCCCGTATTTAGTGACGTATTGAGTATTGTCAACTAATTCGTGTTTTAACAAAGCCGCCATGGCTACTGGGTCATTATAAGATTCATCATAAGATGGTGGATCTGCAATAGACACAATCCTCTTCATCTTATCAAAATTCTTTCTTAATGAATCGTACAATAGAATAGCTTCTACTTCCTCGTCAATTTTATTTGATTGTACTTTTAACTCAGCCCTTGGGGATAAAATCTCCAACTTTGAACCAGATGTTAAAAAAGCTGATTGCTCTCCTGGCTCTCTATCTGGCTGCTCAATGTCTTCTCTTCCTTTTAGAACTCGCATATAGAACTCCTCTAAAGGAGTTTCTTCTGTCAAATACTTAGATCCTTCCTCCATGAATGTACTTTGCCACAAACTTTTATGAGCAAAGAAAGGATCATTTGGATTTTTTAAAGAATACTCAGTAGGTAGAAGTAGTTCGTTATTTTGACCTCTTAGCTGCAATTTTTTAGCAATTTCTAAAAGAGATTGAAATCCTCCATAAAAAGACCACTCATTTTTAGTGTAGTCCCAGTGAGGTGTCAAATTAGACATTGTGCCAATTACAGATTGACTGTTTTTACTAAATGTATCAATCGCTTCGCCATCTTTAGTATAATCTTTTGAATCCTGATAATAAATTTCATCAGAAGTCTTGAGTTTACTTAGATCGCTTTTTCTTCTTACTATTAATGTTTCCATTCCCCTTTTTGATTTTTTATTTAATTAAGTTAGCTTACCTTGGTCTTCCACAAGGTTTGCAAGGTCCTTTAGCTTTCATACTATTTCATTTTCTTTTTTCCGTAACCACCGTTCATCATCTTTTTAGATGATTGTGCATCTTTAAGTTTATCTTTTGCAGTCTTATTCTTTTGAGAATTTACATAATTCTTCAAAGACATATCTTTTGGTGCAGATTTTACCAAAACAGCCTCACCGCCAGATTGCATTTTTTTAACTTTACCGCCAGATTTCATCTTAGTGGTAGCAGATGTAATTTTCTTCATTGTTTTCATAGCTAAAAATGGTGGAGGCCGTTAAGCCTCCACCTTTATTTTAAAGTTATATAATAATTTTTATTATCCTACAGAAGGTCTGAACAATAAGATTCTAGATACATCCATAACCGCAAGACCGAAAGTTCTACTCTTACGAACTAAATAAGTATCTTCTAATTCAGGTTGACCAACAGTCTTGAAGTAAGGGTTCTTTAAACCAACTGCACCCCAAGGAGACCAGTAACCAGGTACGATCAAATCTCTATCTCTCTGAGTATTCTTTAATAGAGTTACGTTTGGCTCGCCCATTCCCCAGTCCATAGCGATGAACTCGTGAGAACGAACTGTATAGATACTTCCAGGCATTGTCTTAGCATCAAACAATGTGTCATCAAGCATTGGCCAGTGACCTACTGTAACGCTACCAAATGGCTGTACGTGGTACTTTGTAAATTGGAATCCACCAAGAGCAAATCCTCTCTTAGCCATGTCATGTGACTTAGAAGAATCGAGTACGAAGTTGTGCTCAATTTCTACAGGCATAGATCCGAACTTCTCAACCAACCAGTTGTGGAACAATTTAAGACCAGCTTCTCCAGTCATCAATACAAGATTTCTCTTGCTTGTAGGTACACGGTCGTACCAGTAAACTTGGATAAGGTCCATGATCATGTCAACGCTGTTGACAAATGGATTATACTTAATAATATTGGATTCTTCCAAATATGCGTAAAGACCAGGAGAAGTTGTAATAGGCTTTCTATTAACAGGATCAACCCTGTTGTTTGTCATTTCTCCGTGAACGAGGATGTGCTCCATTTCTTTTTCAAAAGCCGCATCAAACTCGATCTCAAGTCTATTTGTAATTTTCTCTTCGATTACATTATCGTCATACTTACAACCAACTTTCAAAGAACCTTCTTTAAGGTGTGTCTCCATGTCTACAGAGAACTCCTTAGTCATAGTGTGTAAAGGAACTTCAAATTCGATATAAGCAAAACCTGAGCTGAAAGAGAAGCTACCTGCACGTCCTGTAATAGGAGATAAATATGCAGAAGATTGACCTGCTCTTGTCCAGAATTTTCCTTGTAAATAAACTTTAGGCAAGTGTGTTTCAGGGTTTGCTAAAACAGCATCATACTGATAACCACCGGCTACTTTTCTAGCGTAAGATTCAATAATAATTTTAGCACGTCCGTTTTCAACTGGTGCTAATTCATCAGAAGGCTGGAAATGGTCTACATCAAAAATTACTTTAAAAGTAGAGCCAGCTGCTCCAATATATTCACATGTGTTTGGGTTACCCTGAGAAATGAATTTTCTCTTTGGCTTACCGTAGTGTCTCCAACGAACTTTCTGAGTAGTAACGTCTTTCATTCCGCCAGTTCCTTTGATCCATTGTAACCAAGGAGCTGTATTCTCAGAAAGAGTTTCAGAAGTTCTAGCGTAGAAACCTCTAGCTAATTCTGTTAAGTCTGTGTAATCGTGTACTGTTCCACCTTTTGATTGTAGCAAGTTTTCATACCTAAAGTGACCGCTAAACAATTTATCGTCATTAGCATACTGCTCTTCAACGATATATTTGGATGGAAACGGTTTAGTTCTAATTCCGCTCATTTTTTCTAAGTTTTAGTTTTAGTTATTTTGTCATGTTTTATTAAAACTCATAGCTCCTACCTCCAGTCTCGTTTATATAAGAGGTATAACCATCTTGAGTATTATTCGTTTTTTTCTTTAAGGAGCCCTTCATCGCTGATTTTCCCTGAGCTTTTTTAAAAGCCTCTAAGTAATCTTTGTCAGCTTGTTCCTGAGCTTGTACTTTTAACATCTCTGCTTCAGAGTTTTTAAACCTAAAATTTTTAAAGTTTAAAAGCTGAAACTCAAAATCATTATTCATTAAATACATAAATTCTTCAAATGGAGATAGCGGAACTTGTTGTCCTTCAATATTATACACTTTATTCCTTTCGTATATATCTCTTTGAAGTTGTTGGCTTTGTTCTGAGGTTAATCTTTCATTTGCTAAGACCCCCTGAGTTACAGCTTTATTTAAAACATCTGCATTTCTAAGTTGAATTGCTTTTCTTTGTTCTAATTCTTGTAAAGCTATTTGTCTTTGAGCTTTATGGTATTCTTCTAATGTTTGGGCGAAGAAGTTTTTAGCATCATCAAATTCAGTGTCTATTTCATCTGATAATTCTATAGCCTCTAGATTTCTATTAATCTCTCTCTCAGATAAATTTCTTGATTTATACCACTCTTTTATAACTTCAAGTTTTAAGTCAGAATCTGCCGAGTCGTCAAACTGAGAATACTTTTGATATTTATTTACTTCATATAACTCATCTAACGGAACTCCGTTTTGTATTGCTTGTAATAATACCAAATTTTCATCTGTGACTCCGGCAGATTGCAAAGTAGCTTGTACTTCACCTAATACTTGAGTCTTTACTTTTTCTTCAGTTACTACTTTATAATTTTCATAAATATCTTCAAAAGTTATATCTTCATCAACATCATCAAAATTAGGAAGTGCTCCTTCTTGAATCATTTGCTTTGCAACATAATATGCAAAGTTTTCAGTTTGTGGCTCGTCAGATGAGGTAACTTCTTCATTACTCTCTGGAGTACTAACTGCTTCAACAGATTCTTCTGTCGGAGTTATGGATGAAGCTATTTGGCCTATTTGGCCTGGGTCCATATTTATAGGAGGCTCTGATCCATCATCTCCTGATGGTTCTTCATCAAGAAAAGCTGAATGTCTGCTAGACTTGCTGTTATTCTCTACGTTAACTCCCCACTTATTGAAACCGCCACCTCTATACTCTACAGAATCTTCTGAGTTATTTTGTGCAGTTTCTACGCTTGTTTCTTTTTCTAATACAGTCGTGTCCATATCAAATGCAAATATAATACATGTTTTGCCAAAATTGGCTGTTATTTAAAAATTAATTTTACTCAATCGGGGAATTGGCGTATTTTAGATTCTTGCAGAGACCTGAGTATCTGCGTTTTTCTGTCTAGCCAATTCCATTTTATCTTCGTGTTCTTTCTTTCTTTGTTCTATTTCTATCATCTTAGCTTCGAGAAGATCTGACCTGCCGTCAGAGTCAACGTCAGCAGCAATTCTAAATTTCTCTGAGTCTCTTTGAGATCTAATATCAGAAGCATCAAGTTCCATTTTCTTAATGGCCATTTTGAAGTCTCTTTCAACTTGAGCTTGCTCTGCTTCCATAGCCATTGCTTGTTGCATTTGTTCTGACTGAGATTGCTGTGCTTGCTGTGCTGCTTCTTTTTGTCTTTTGTCTATCTTAGATAGAATATCCATAAGATCATTCTTAGTTTCAGCTAAAGCCAAATGTACAACATCAATAGGCTCCATACCATTTTGTATAAATGCTTGCATATATTGCTTTAGCATTTCTACTTGTCTGGCTACTTTTCCTGAATTTTCTAATCTTACGTTAAAATAAGAATACCAAAAAGGATAACCAAATTCTAATTCTGCATAAGAAGTTGGAGATAGTATATTTCTAAGTTCTTCCTGGTTATCTTTATAATATACTCTTGCTAAATTCATCAACCTGTCGCAAGCCTTTTCTACAATAATCCTGTGTGTCTCAAACATAGGCTCTGTTTGATTATACGAGGATTGTTGTTGAGTCTGTATGTTCATGGCATTTGCATACTGCCCTCCTTGACCCGTTCTATTAGCATTAAACCCAGCAACTTGATAAAGATTATTTGTCATTTCTTTTATAAGATTTACCCTTTCGGCAATCTCACTCATTTTAGACATATTAACCTCTCTCATAAATTGTGGGTCAACACCACTCAAACCTCTTTGAACAGGATCAATCATTAATATATTATGATCTTTAGCTATTTGTAGCATAGTGCTCCAGGTCATGTTTTGAGGCTTAGAGTTCATAAGCATTACAAAAACCTTTCCTATGTTAGTAGCGAGATCTTTTCTTAATGCTGCCATTTCAGTATCTATGTCTCTTTGGAATTGTTTCATTAAATCAACAATAGCAAGATTTTTAGATCTTCCTCTATAAGTATTGTACTTTCTGCCTATATATGGAAGCTGTACAAAATATGGGTCATTATTGGAAGAATATTGACCTCTTAAAGGTCTTATGTTTAAGTAGATAGGATCCTCAGTTCCTATCTTTGTGCCCTCCCAAATTTCAGGTGCGATTATCTTTTTGACTTCTAGATCTTCTTCTGTTGGAACATAATGTTCGTCAAAATAATATCTGTTTACTTTACCATTTTCTAATCTGTACACTCTGTACATTAACCTGTCCTCTCTCCAAACTATATGAGTTTCTCTAATAGCAAATTCAGAGAAGTCTACATCTAGACCCCATCTAGCTTGAATATTTGCATAGGCAGAGGCTATATTGTTAAAGTTCTCTTTTTTTCTATAGTCTTGATTTCCAAATTTTTCTTGTATTCCTTCTGGATCTCTGGACAATTCAAACATGTATCTTTTTGTCAAAGGACTCTTATCGTTGTCATAATGTTTAGATCCAAATTTTGGTTCATACATTTTATCCAACTCTTTCATATGCTCAGACTTTAATACTTCAGCATATTTATGTCTTATCTCTGTTATTGTTGTCCATCTTTCTCTTTTAGCCCAATCCATATTTTGTACCCAAACTTCTTCTGCTGGTCCACCGTATGTTATAGAATCTGGAGGAATCATATCAAACTCTAACCCTCTTTCACCTATATTAACGTAATAATACTCTTCACCAGTAGGAACCATATGACTAAAACCCTCAACCTCAATATCTTTAAGCCTGAATTTTTTATCCAAATAATTCATAATCTCTTGGGCTTGTCTAGCTATTGGGTTTTGGTATTGGTTTTGCATATAATCCATTATTTCTTCTGGAGTATTAAACGATACCTCTGCCTGAACTTTTTGTTCTACTTCCGCCTGTATTTGCTGTAGCTCTTCTGGGGATAACAAACTAGTATCTAAGTTCTGAATTTCAGAACTTAGTTTTTGATAAGCTTGTTGTTCTTGTGGGGCTATAATATTTGTCTGTATGTAATTCTTAAAAAGCTTTCTATACTCCTCGTTTTGTATAGATTCTTTTAAAGGAGATTCGTCTTCTACAGATAGTTTCCATGGTCTTAAAAGCTGTTCACCTCTAAGAGTATTAACTACTTGAGCTATAATAGGTATATGAGGTATTTCTCCTCTTGATATAGTCACTTTCTCCTGACCAATCATACAGAAATCCTCTATCTCATACAAAGAAGTATCTAATCGACCGTTAGATAAGTCGTAATTTATTTCAAACTTTTTTAACTTATCATCATCTCTATAGTCACCATAATAAGTGTCATAATAATCCATAATGGATATTTGACGCTCAAAGTTATTCTTCTCCTTTTCGTACCTAGATGCGGTCGGTTTTATATTACCGTCATAAAGATTTGTCATCAGTATTGGTTAATTTTAGCTTTTAAATTTTTTTCCATAACAGGTTTTATATTGTATTTTGCATAAGGATCGTCATCATCCTCATACGGTATTTCTACAACTGAACCTTCTAAATCAGATAATAAAAATGGTAATAGCATTAGTGCAGAAACAGAGTCAAAGTCTTGCTTATTTTCAAAATCAAAATTAATTAATTCTGAAAGTAATCTTAAATCTTTTATCTTTTGATAATTTCTTTTTAATGGTAATCCATTTTCATCCTCTATAATAACTTCCGTTAACCAATTCGCCAATTTATTTATACTCCATATATTCATTGCCTCGTTTACTTTTATCCCAAAAATATACGGGCTTGATTTGTGAGCTTTATGTGTACTTCCTTTTATAGTCTCTAAAATATTTATAGGAGTTCTCTGCATCATATGTTGTAAGTTTTTTCTCACAATATATTCTGCAAAACCCATTGTATTCATTTCCGGGAAAATCTTTGCATTAAAATATCTAGCTACTTTTATTACTTCCTCGTAAGACTTGTCTAGATCGCTTAATCTACCTATATAAGAGCATACTATAGTATCTTCCAAAGAATTGTCTCCATGCCCTTTAAATTTGTGTTTATACACAAGAATTGATTGCAAAGAAGTACCAGCTCCTGATTGAGAATAAGGGTCATATAAGACATAATACAAACCTTCTGGTATAAACTCAGGTCTATCCTCATATAAGATCCAAGCGCCAGTAGTGTCTTCTAAATCTTTATCTCTTCCCCAGTCTAGTATAGGTGTTAAAGTTTTTTCAAGATCAGGTGTAAATTTTATTTCACCTGACATATCATACTTAAAGGAACCTATTGCTGCTACTTTTTTGAAAACATCGTTTGTCACTATATATTCTCTATGCTCAGATAGTTCCTGCACAGGAATAATAGATCTATGTGATGGCCTAAGTAATTCTTTTGGATATATAGGATTCCACATTATATCCATGCCAAATGTGGCAGAATCCTTTATAGCCTTATCATTCTCTCTCGTCTTTATAATATCAAAAAGAGAATCATACAAATTAGTATTACCGTCTTTTTTAAATTGTTCAGATTTATAATAAGCTGGTATAAAAAGGCCACATTCTTTACCGTCAGATCTTAACCAGTAATTAGGTATAGGGAAAATATTGTACGCTCTTGGATTTTCAAAAAGTTCTTTTGGTTCTACGATAGTTTTCATATCTCCGCCAGTACCAATCATAAATAACTGGCCAACTTGTTTTTTACCAAGAGTAATAGCATCTTTTGTCGCTGCAAATAATTTCTTTAAATTATTGGCAAAACCAACCTCCTCTACGTAAGCTCTTCTAAAACGGTCTCCGGCAAATATTTTATAATCTGTGGGTCCCATTAAAGATATGTTTACTTGGGATCCGTTTATCAATTCTTTACCTTGCCTAGACTTTACAATATGTTGTATGTTAGAACCGGATTGACTTACAGACCAAGTACCTCTTATATTTTTATAAAATGGACCCCAGTACTTAACAGTTTTATCTTTCTTTTTTGTAGGGAATTCATACTGTCCAGGCATTTGAACATAAGATCTTGACAAGTTCGCTATAGTTCTAGACAAAGCTTTGCTAGATGGAGACGTTATACCAAATAAAACGTCATTGTTTATTTTATGCCTATCTTCGTATCTGCGGACATTTCCAAATAACCATTCATGGAAAAAATCTCCTAAGAAGGTATTAAAAGATTTTGCCACGCCCCTGGCTGATAATAACATAACATTGTAATAACCATTATTATACAATGCTTGACCTAAAGGTTTATTTCTATTATCAGTTAATAAGTAAGTCTCTGTTAAATAAGTCCATGGGTCTACGTACTTTTTATACTCACCAAGTTCATTTTTTGCAGATAAATCTAAATCTAACTCTTCTTGTTCGTATTGCTGTAATTTTTCTCCACTTTCTATTTTTCCAACATATTTATTACATGTATATTTTTCATCTTCATCAAACCCAGAAAAACCTTCTGAGCATAAAAAATATGTATACATTATCATTTCTATATCTCTAAGTCTTGGGTTTATTTTATCCCTGTCCTCATCAGATATAACTACGTAGTTTATATAAAAAAATAATTTAGGCATCATGTATACCCATGTGCCATCATCATCAACCCACCTACCTTCTAAACAACATTTAAGGAATTCTTCCCAATATTTTTTATATAAAAATGTTTTAGGGTTTAGGTTTTTAGGGTGCTCTCTGAAATAGAAATTATTTACATTCTTTATCTTATATGGAAATAAATCTACAGCAAAGTCACCGTTATCAAAATTTATATATCTATCTAGTAAACTCATAAACTAAACTCCTCAGTTAAACTAGGAACATAATCACCTTCTAATTCAAGCTCTGCAACTTCCTCGTTTAATTTCTTTTGAAGTTCTATTGCTTCATTATACAATTTTTTAGAAGCATCAAAAAGTTTTATTTTTAATTCTGCCTCATTAGGGTCGTCCCAAGATAACTCAGATCTTGATCTCTCTATCTCATCGATTTCATCTAGCATATTCATAACTTTTTTATGAAGCCTAGATGTGCATTTTTCTTTATAAGCGTCAACTATTTTTTGGTAGTTTTCCCACGGAAAATTTTCGTCTTCTAAATAGTTTTTATTTACGTCTTTTATTATTTCATCAGTCGTCATTCCGGCTTTTATAAAATCTGATTTACTATCATAAATCAAATAAATAGCCATCATTATTTTTGAAGAATTCTTTTCCTTTTTAAAATCAGAGAACGGAGCCATTATAGAAAGTTGCTGGTTCTGATTCCAAAAGTCTTTAGTTATATCCTTTACCCTTATTGGTGTCATATTCTAGCAATTTTTACAACAAGATTTCTCATAAGCATTTTGCCCAAAGGGTCGATCTAATTCGCATTCCTTTGGGCAAAATTCTCTTCTTTTTACAGTAATTACACAATCACTATCAACGCAATATTTATCTGGTATTTCCTGCTCATCAGAATACCAGTTTTGAAAATTTTTAGATGAGTAAATGTGCAGTTTCATTACTTAGTGTTTTTACTTTAGTCTGTCCTTTATTTCGTTTATATAACTTAAAATATCTTCTCTTCTGTCAGAAATATTTGAAGCGTATTCTTTATAATGAGATCTTTGCTGAATAAATTCTTGATACTCTTTTGTACCGGCAGCTATTTTTTCAGCAATCGATAATGAACATTTGTCTAATAGTTTTCCTGTGTGGTCTGTGTACTCGCCTCTGCTAATTGCTCCAGCTAACCTATATTTTATAGCTGTGGCAGCTTTATCGTCCCTTCTAGTCCACTCATTTAAAAAATGCGATTTCCAATATGTTAAATCAGATTTTAAGTCTACAAACCTTCCTTGATATTCAATTAGAGTTATTCTATTCCCATCCCCTTTAGTAGTAAAATGCCTAAAGTTTTGTCTTAAATTATCAAAATCTTCAAGTATATCTTTTAGCTCTCTCATTTTCCAATTCTATTTAATAGTGTTTGAAAATGATTTTCGTTTTCTTTCAAAAAAGATATTACTTTGCTTTTTCCATTCAACTTTACTTCTTCTCCATTTTCATCAGCAAAAGAAAACCAAGCGCCTCCTTGTTTTATTAAACCTTCTTCAATAAATATTGAAGCGTATTCATCGTATTTATTAAATCCGTTTTTATAATAAAAATTTATTTGAAAGGCATCTTTTGCGTCATACTCTTGAAGTTTAGATTTTTTTGTCCTAACATCAATAATGTGCCCAATAGGGCTTCCATTTTCATCTTTTATCAAATCTTTCTTAGTAAACTCTAATGTTAAATTAGACATATACTTTTGCCACTCACCTCTTTTTAATACTCTTGGGTCGCCCATGCTTCCGGGATTAAGAGTATAAAATGTTAAAGCTGTTAGACAAATATCTCTCCTACTACAATTACCCTCTATGATTGTCATTCTGGCTGAAAACTTCTTAGCCTCAACTCCAATTGTGTTATCACCTGCACTTTTTTCTTCTACAACAGAAGATACAAAGATAGGAATAGAATCTATTATAATCATGCCAACATTATCGGCTAAAGATAAAGCCTCAATTGTGTCAAGCATTTCTTCTAAGTTCCTTCCTTTTCTATATATTAGAAGTTCTTTATCCACTCCAAATCTCTCTATATAAGATTCACTCATGGACCCTTCTCCATCATAAAATACTACATATTTTCCAGTTTCTTTTTGTTCATTAGCCGCAGCTAAAAGAGCTATAGAAGTTTTTCCTGATCCTTCTCCTCCTATTAATAAATTGAAAGAACCTTTTACTAAACCACCTTTTCCGATTTCTCTGTTTATTCTGTAATCTAAATAAGGGCTTCCAGTTGATATAACATTTCTAACAAAATATTCGTCAGGCAAATCCTTTGCTACTTTAATTTTATCTTCCTCTGCTTTGTCTTTATTTAGTTTCTTTAAAACATCTAAAACGTCAGTTGCCATATTTATCCCAAATTTTATAATTGATTTTTTCTTTTACTTCTTCCTTTAATATATTAAACTTTTCTTTAGCAATGCTAAATACTTTCATTTCTTTTTCTTTGCCACTATCAAATTTATCATGGCAATTATTCTGCTTCCATCCGCATAGATAAATTACATTATCATCATTAATAGAAACAGATTTAAAGTAGCTTTTGTTCAATATATGCGCAACTTCACTAACATCTCCAAGTAGTCTAATACCACATTCTTTACAGCACTCTTTATTATTTTTGATTATATCAATATGTTTTTTATAGAAATCAGGGAAGTCTTTTCTTTCTTCCTTCCTTTTACTTAAAGATTTTTCTGTGTATGATTTCATAATAAAAAAAGATGAGGACGGCAGAGGATACCGCCCTTCATCGAGGTGAGACAAAATAACCAAAAACTAAGTGGAGAGAATTACCCCAAATCTCCGTGTGCCCTGAAATTAATAGGAATCTTAATTACAACTTTATCAGGGTTATTTATCATTTTCATAGTATGAGGGTCAGGTACGTAGTGGTTCACTTCTTTATCCAAATAAATATCAACATATTTTGGGACAGATTTATATTCTCCTTTTTGGAGATTCCCGACTGCCGCCTCTACATTAAATTCTATTTTTAGCTTCTTTCCGTCAAAAGAAGGTTTTGTGCACCAACAGCCTCCATTAATATAATGCACTCTATCTGCATTTTCTAAGCAATCGGCTTCAAGGTTTATTACACTCTTATAATGGACATCACCTAAGTTAAATTCCATATTATCAAATACTACATTACTCATTTTTAACTAAACCTATTTTTAATCCATTCAAATATTTATTCTTTTGATCTTCCCAATCTTCTTTATCTTTAACTGCTTTCCAGTTTCCCATGCTACATTCTAAAGACATGTCAGCGCTTTTTCCAGCCCAGTTACAACCACAGTCAATGCATGCTCCTGCTTCTTTACATTTTGGGCACATTATTCCTCTGAAGACAATAACCTCAGATTGCCATTGTTTATCTTCTGGTGTAACTCTTTCCCCAAAAACGCTGTTAAATAAAAACTTGCAAAAAGCCCACCATTTAACTGGATTGATAATATCATTAAATTTATATTTCATATTTACCGATTATTTTGTAAGGCTCTACAGCAAACGTGCTGACATCTTCAGATTTTGTGTTAAACTCATGTGGAGGTAAAAACACATT